AGATAATATGAATTATAAAAGAAAACAAAAAAAATTTAAAGATAGAATTAACAAATATTAAATAATTATGAAACTAAATCAAAAACAAAAGGTATTAAGACATTTAAAAAATTATGGTAGTATTACACCATTAGAGGCATTTAATGATTATGCAATTATGCGTTTAACAAGTCGTATATGCGAACTAAAAGATGAGGGTTATAATATTAAATCAGAATTAATAAGTAGCACAAATAGATTCAAAGAAAAAGTAACTTTTAGTAAATACACTCTTAATGAGTAAATCTAAACTTGTAAAAAAACTAGATGCTATATTTAGTAAATACATTAGATGGTATTATGCAGATAGTAATGGTTATGTATCTTGCTATACTTGTGGCTCTACAAAACCTGTATCTGAAATGCAAAATGGACATTTTATTTCTAGACGTAAATATGCAATACGTTGGCACACAGATAATTGCAAACCACAATGCCAAAAGTGTAATATTTGGGAACAGGGACAACAGTTTATTTTTGGCAACAAACTAAAAGCAGAAATTGGTGAAGATAAATTTAATGAACTTATACAATTATCAAACACAACTGTAAAACGTACTAAACAAGATTATGAAGATATGATAAAATACTACAAAGATGAATTGAACAAATTAATGTGAATAACTAATTTTCAACAATTTACATATTGCTTATTTATTTTTGTAAACTTGACTTGTGCAACTTACACAAAAAGAATATAATAAATTGTTATCTATTGCAAAGAATATATGTAAAACTGATTTTGTAGAAGATTTGTTACATGAAGCATTGTTTGTATGCTTAAAGTACCCACCTGAAAAAATGGAGTTTATCAAAAAAGATGGTAAACTCTTTTTTTTTGTAGCACGTATAATGGCTAATATGTACCATAGTAAAACAAGCCAATACTATTATAGGATAGCTAGGTTTTATGATAAGCACACATTACAAGATTGCAACAAAATGCAAAAATTTATATTTACTAATAACACCAAGCAACAAGACAAAATAGAGTTAATAGAAATGTTACTAGATGAGTTGTATTGGTATGATAGAGAATTATTTAAATTATATTATTTTGGTGAGATAGATGGCAATAAATATACATTATCATCATTAGCAAACAAAACTGGTATAAGTAGGCGTAGTATATTCACTACAATTAAAAATGTAAAAACATACATAAAAAAAAGATTAGATGAAATTAGAAGAGTTGATAAAATATACTAATTACAATGTACCTGCAATAGAGTTTTATAATGAGTATGGTGATTTAGAGTATGTAGTAAATTTAAATGAATTTGAATTTGATGATATAGATGTAATATATGGTAGATGGTTTGAGCCATATGGTATAGTAAAATTACAAAGAAAATATGAAAAAACCCGATTTGATGATAAGGGCATACAACCTCCTGAAAGCAAGTTATAAACGTGCAGTAGGTGGTTTTAAAGATGTTGATGAGGTAACATTCTATGATAGAGTACATACGTGTACAAGATGCCCTAAATTTGATTATATTGATTATGAATGTACAATTTGTGGTTGTCCAATAGAAACTAAAGCTAAATGGAAAACTGAAAGTTGCCCTAAAAATAAATGGAATGAAATTAAATAAAGAACAAAAACAAAAAGCAGAATATATATGGCAAGGTATAAAAACTGGTAAGGCAAAAAGTCATCACTATAAAGTAGAGATGATTAAGTTTTATAATGAGTTAAATAATACTAATTATAAATATACAACTAATTGCAGTAGTTGTTTAAATACTTGTTATGAGTTTGTTAAATCAATAGTAATAAAACCTAAAAAGAAAAATGGAAAAAAGTAAGTATTATTATGATTTTACTAGAAATATGCCATGTGATGAAATGGTAGAAAATGAAAACAAAGTACCTGCATATTATGTGGGGCGTAATGGTATGATGGCTAAAGATGTTATATATGAGTTTGATTTATCATATAATTGTGGTACTGCTTGTAGTTACATTTTAAGAAATTCAAGAAAACATAAATCACCTATAGAATGTTTAAAAAAAGCAATAGCACATTTACAATTTGAAATAGAGCAACTTGAAAATAGTTGATAAACATATATGGGAGTTAATACCTGCAGATTATAACCCTAGAGAAATTAGTAAATCTGAGTATAATAAATTAAAAGCAGATATTAAACAAAAAGGCATATTGCAACCTATAATAATTAATACACATAAAGGTAGAGAAAACATTATAATAGGTGGACACCAAAGGTATAGTATAGCAGTAGAGTTAGGCATACAAACATTACCTTGTATAGAAGTAGATTATGAATATGACAAAGAAATAGAAACAAATATAAAATTAAATAAACTAGGTGGTAAGTTTGACAAAGACAAATTAGCAAATTGGTTTGATGTAGAAACACTAAAAGAGTGGGGGTTTAAACCTATTGACTTTGGCTTTAATTTAGATAAGCTACCTGAAAAATGTGAGTGTTGTGGTAAACAAAAGTAGACATATAAAAAAAGAGGCAGTAATAGATGCTTTAGAACAATGTTTAGGAGTGGTTACAACTGCATGTAAACAAGTAGATGTACCACGTAGTACATTTTATAAGTGGTTAAAAACTGATGAAGATTTTGCAAGTAAGGTTAAAGAAATAGAGAATGTTAGTTTAGATTTTGCAGAAAGCAAATTGTTTGAGCAAATACAAGAAAACAATACAAGTGCTACTATATTCTATTTAAAGACAAAAGGTAGAAAGCGTGGTTATTGGGAAAAACAACAACATGATATTACTACAGATGATGAGCCTATACAAATTAACATCAAATTAACTGATGAAGATTAACGCAGAGTTTACACCTAAACAAAGTACAGCTATTAGATATTTGTTTGATAATGAAACAAGTGAAGTTTTATTTGGTGGTGGTGCAGGTGGTGGTAAATCATATATAGGTTGTGCATGGATAATATATAGTTGTATTAAGTATAGAGGTATTAGGTGTTTAATAGGGCGTAGTAAATTAGATACATTAAAGAAAACAACACTAGCTACATTTTGGCAATGTTGTGCAGAGTGGGGTTTAAAAGCAAATAAAGATTATACATTTAATGGCTCTACTAACATAATAACATTTTACAATGGCTCAGAGGTTATTCTTAAAGATTTGTTCAGTTACCCTAGCGACCCTAATTTTGATAGTTTGGGTAGTTTGGAACTTACTCTTGCTTTTATTGATGAGTGTAACCAGGTTACACAAAAAGCTAAAGCAATACTATCATCAAGAATAAGGTACAAACTAGATGAGTTAAATTTAATACCTAAATTATTTATGTCATGCAACCCTGCAAAAAACTGGGTGTATAATGAATTTTACTTACCTAACAAAAAAGGTGTATTACCTAAGTATAGAAAGTTTATACAAGCACTAGCAAGTGATAATATACATATATCCAAACACTATAAAGAGCAACTATTAAAACTTGATGAGATAAGTAAACAAAGGTTACTATATGGTAATTGGGAATATGATGATAGTGAAGATAAGCTAATAGAATATGATGCTATTTTAAATATGTATGATGCAGATAATATAGCAAGTGGCAATAAATATATTAGTTGTGATGTAGCAAGGTTTGGTAAAGATAAAACAGTTATAATATATTGGAATGGTTTACGTGCAGAAAGGATAAAAGTATTTGATACAAACACAATTACACAAGTAGCAGATGAAATAAAAGAAATACAAAGATTAGAAAATGTACCTTTAAAAAACATTATTGTAGATGATGATGGTGTTGGTGGTGGTTGTCGTGATATACTAAGGTGTTTAGGGTTTGTAAATAATAGTAAAGCATTAAATAATGAAAACTATACAAACTTAAAAACACAATGCTATTATAAATTAGCAGATTATATCAATACTGGTAAAATATATGTAAACACAAAAGACACTACAATAAAAGAAAATTTAACAAAAGAACTAGAACAAGTAAGGCGTGATAAAATAGATAAGGATACAAAACTAGCTATAGTAAGTAAAGAAAAAATAAAACAACAATTAGGTAGGTCGCCTGATTATAGTGATGCACTTATGATGCGTATGTATTATGAATTAAAACCTAATGCAGGTAAATATTATATATATTAGCAAGAGGGGTAACAAAAACAAATAAAAAGTACCCCTCTTAACTAATTCTAAAAACGCACCAAAAATAAACAATTTATATTTACTAATAAATAACTATACAAAATGTTATTAACACTAAACAATAAAGAATATACAATACCTAACAAGTGGTCGCAAGTAACTATAAGTAGTTACCAAAAATTTATGCTTAATTATGATGATAAGCAAGATGACTATACAAAGACATTAAACACTATAAGTGCTTTTATAGGTGTGCCTTTTACAGAGTTAGAAAAATGCAAAAAATCAGACATAGACAAAGTAGATGAGGTCTTAGCTAAGCTATTACAAGATAAAACAAATGAAGAGTTAAACCTGGTTTTCATTATAAATGACAAAGAGTATGGCTTTCACCCTAATCTACAAGAATTAACATTTGCAGAGTTTGTAGATTTAGATAATTATTTAAAAGAGCCTATCAAAAATTTGCATTTAGTAATGAGTGTATTGTATAGAGAAATAGTTAAAAAGAAAAATAACAAGTACACTATAGTAGATTATGATAGTACAAGGTGTATAAAAAATGCTGAGTTGTTTAAAGAAAATCTTAGTGTTGCAACTACACAAGGTGCATCAACTTTTTTTTTGACTATAGGCAAGGAATTGCAGAAGAGTTTGCAATTATCTTCAAACAAACAACAAAAGAAGATGAAGAAAATATACAAACAAAAGAAGAGCAATTTGGTAACAAGTGGGGTTGGTATTCTGTAATATATAATTTAAGTAATGGTGATATAACAAAAATTAATAACATATTAGAATTAAATGCAAAAGAGATATTTACTTTTTTGTGTTATTCTAAAGATTTAGATACTATTAAAAAATGAGTTTTGGTGAGTTTAAAAATCAAGTAGGCATACAACAAAAAAATGTTACATTAAGTAATATTATAAAGCTATATGAAGATATAGCAGATGCAAATGAATATATACAAGATGCAACATTTGGTGATATATTTGAAATAGATTTAAAAGAAACAAACTATGCACTAGCACATCTTTCTATAGAAAATGCTAATTATTCAACACATGAATTAACATATAGTTTTAGCCTATATGTAATGGACTTAGTAAGTACAGATGAGGGTAATGAAAATGATGTGCTAAGTGATACATTACAAGTAATAGGTGATTTCATTAGTCAATTTAAACATGGTACTGCTTTTGGTGATATGGAAAATGACTTTAGATTTAGTGATGATGTAGCTTGTACACCATTTACAGAAAGGTTTGATAATGATGTAACTGGTTGGAGAGCAGATTTTGACATAGTAGTATCATTTAACGCAAGTGCTTGTACAACAGATATAATGTAAATAATATAATAAATAAATAATATGGCAACAACAGTAACAACGGCAACTTTAAAAGTAGACATTACAGAAACAATAACTCTAAATGGTACTACATATGATAAAACAACAACACAAAGTATAACAGGTATAGCACAATATACATCAAGAGTGTATCAACTTAAAGCAAGTACAACACATACTGTAGTAGAGTTTGCATCAGACCCTAGCAATAATGTATTTGATAGTGATGATTTTAAATATATGCGTATTACTAACTTAGATGATACTAATGCTATTAACTTAACATTTGCAGAAGAAAGCACAGTAGGGTGTGCATTTCAATTAGATGCAGGTGAAAGTTTTGTAATAAGTGCATTGAATGTAGATAGTAATACTAGTGGTGGTGCAATAACATCATTAGGACATACTATATCAGATGTATTTATACGTACAGGTGCAAGTGAAACAGATGTAGAAATAGTAGTAGCAACTGCATAATGACAAAACTAAAATTAAAATCTACTGAACGTGTTTTTAAAATGTTTGCTGATAAGGTTATAAACCAGTCAATACGCAATTTAAAAAATCAAGACCATATAGATAGTGGTAAACTAGCACAAGATTTAAGTTATGATTTAAAAGTACATAAAAGCCTTTCTCTTGAATTAAACTTTAAAATGCCTTTATATGGTATGTTTCAAGATAAGGGTGTAAAAGGCAGTAGTGGTAAACAAAGTCCAAAAGGCAAACGTAATGCATATAAATCTGATTACAGATTTAAAGGAAAAAACATAAAAAAAGGTGTAGTTGAGGCATGGCTTACACGTAAAGGTATACAAGGGCGTGATAGGGGTTATACAAAAGCAGATGGCACAAAAGTAAAAGGGACACAAAGATTTATAAAGAGAAAAACATTAGCATTTATAATAGGTAGGTCAATAGCGTTATATGGTTTACCAGCTACAAGGTTTTTTAGTAATGCTTTTAGACAACATTATAGAAAATTACCAAAAGATATTATAAGAGCATATGCACAAGATGTAAGAAAGTTTATAAAAGCAACAACACAAGATATAAAATAATGGCAGTACAATTTCATAAACAACCAACAAAATTTCTAAACCCAGTATATGATGATATTGTGTTTAGTGTAAAAAATGCAACACAAAGTGTATTTAATCATAAATTTGTGCTTAAAGTATTTGTAAATACTAATGTATCATTAAGTACATATACAGAACAAGCAACATTAAAAGCAGTACAAAATGATGTAGGTAAGGCACATTTTAACATATCTAATATTTTACAAGATTTTTGTGAAACTGATGTAGATGGATATGCAGATGTTTCTCAGTTTAATAGCTCATCTTTTGATGGTGTACACGCACATACAGAGCAACACAACATACACGTAGTAGATGATTTTGCACTAAATAAAAATAACCTAAAAAAATACTATGTAGTAGCTACAGAAGAGTTTAGCACAACTGCTACTGGTGAAATAATAGAGCAAACAAACGTAGCAACAAGTGATAGAAAAATGATTTGGAACGCTACAAGACAATTAGAAGATGGTTTTGAAACATTTAATGCAGATACCTTATTATTAAGTGGTAGTGATTGTTTTTTTCTGAGTGGTTTACCATCAACTGTAAACAGAAAAATACAATTAAATGATTATCATACATTAGCTTTTTTTAGTGGTAAATTTGGTAGTACAAATGCACAAGAAAGTTTTGTAGATAAAATTAATTTTGAGTTTTTTAATGCTAGTGGTAGCTCTATACAAACAGTACAAAAAACTAACAATGTAACAAATGGTGGTAACATAGCAGGTACAACTTTAGATTATACTAACCCACATTTAACATTTACTGCATATGGTTTATTATACGTAGGGGTTGGTTTAAAAAATTTAAACAATGCAGGTGTTATACCATCTACTGCCAGTACAAAATATGAGGTTAAAGCATTAGATAGTACAGGTGCAGTTGTTAGTGATACATACACGTTTGAAATACAAGATGCAGATTGCAAAGGTTTTGAAACTATTAGATTAGCATATTTAAATAGATTAGGTACGTGGGATTATTACAATTTTGTTAAAAAAAGTACACGTACAACTGAAATAAATAGAGCAAATTTTAAGCAAAAATATGGCTCATATAATACAGATAATTATTCACAAGGTGCTTACTTAGGTGGCAATACATCATATAGAGTAAATGCAATAGAAACAATAGAGGCTAATACTGATTTTATAACTGAAGTTGAAGCAACTACATTAGAAGAGTTGTTTACATCACCATTAGTGTATATGCAATTAGATAATGGTGTTTTTGTTAAGGTTATGGTAAATGAAAAAAACTATGTTAAACAAACAATAGTAAATGATAAGTTAATACAATACGTTATTGACATACAAAAATCAAATGAAACTAGGATACAAAACATATGATACGTTTACTAATATATACAAGAGAAACAATAGAACTTGATACTTATGGTGATGAGAATATTGCTATTACTTATAATATAGATGATATAACTAACGTAGAAAGTAAATTTGGTAATTATTCTAAAACATTTGATTTACCTGCTACAAAAAATAATAATAAATTTTTTAAACAACTATATGATTTACAGTCAGATGTATCACAATTTGATACATTAAAAGGGCATAAGTGCCAGTTGTATAGTAATGACATATCTATATTTGAGGGTTTATTATACTTAAATGAGATTGTAAAAGTAGAATCAGAAACAAAATACAGAGTAAACTTAGTAGGTGAAACAATAAGATTTATAGATGCGTTAGGAGATGCAACTATATCAGATTTAGAATTTCTTGAATTAACACACGAATTTAATTTAAGTAACGTAAACGCATCAGCAAGTAATGACCCTGCAGTATCAATACCTACAATTAACCCTACAGGCACTACTAAAGATGTGTTTTATAGTTGGGTACAAAATGGTGGTATAATAGGTAATAGTAATGGAGAAATGACATCATTTGCACCCCCTATTAACATACAACCTTTTATAAAACTAAAAAACATAGTAGATAAAATATTTGCTTTTGCAGGTTTTACTTTAGAAAGTAATTTTTTAGATGATATTTTAGAAAGAATTTTTATGGATACTGGCTTAGATGATAGGAGAGTAAGGTCAGAAATAGGTAAGGCATTTAGAAATATAAGTACAGATGCAAGTAATGTTGTTTCTACTGAAACTATAGACCATTTATTTTTAGATGATGGTATTGATTTTCCCTCTTCTAATATAACGCTAAACACAACAACAAATAAATTTAGTTTTGAAAACGTACACACAATTACAACATCTTACACAGAAATACCTTTTAATGAAGAGCCTACATTTAACCCTATGACTGTTTCACAACCTGCTAATGATGTTGGTAATATTCTTACAGGTACAAATACTACTACTTTAAACGCACCTACAGTAGATTTTACTGCAAATATAAATATGGCTATAAGAGTGTTTGCAACGCCAGGTATAGATATAACATTAATGGCTAGAGAAACAACATCAATAGGTGGCACAAATGATTTTATTTTAAACACAACAACTATACCTGATTTAGCAGATACAATATTTAGTGATTGTGGTGCAGATAGTAGCCAACCTTTAGTATATCATAATTGCGTAGTATTATCACAAATAAGTATAAGTGCAAATAGCACTATGCAATTTTTTATAAAAAAAAGTAGTGGTACTGCTTTTATTAGCAGGTATGAACATAATTTTGGTTTTGCTAATGCAAATGCAACTGGTTTAAATAGTACATTTAATGATGCAACTGACATTATTTTGAGTGATGTAGTTAGGTATTTTTATGCAGATACAAATGCAAATAGTGTATTTAAGTCAAGTAGCTCAATAATGAATTTAAGGCTAGGTACTGGCCCTACAGGTATTACACAAGATGCCGCACCTAATACAAGTTGGACACAACATAATTTTATACATATAAACCCTACATCAGGTGTGCCTAATGCTATGCAAGTTCGGTTACATGATAATCATGGTGATGTTAAGTTAGCAGATATAATAAAAGATTTGTTTAAAATGTTTAATCTTGTTTGTGAGCAAAAAGGACAAAAATTAAAAATAGAGCCTTTTAATGATTTTATGCAAACTGGTACAACTAAAGATTGGAGTAAAAAAATAGATAGCAAAGAAATAGTACAAAACTATGAGCAAGTGCCAAGTAAAATTACCTGGAAATATAATAATGACAAAGATGATGCACGTTTAACAAAATATTTTACAGAAACTGGGCAAGAGTATGGTAGTATGGTTGTGCAAATGCCAGTAGATTATGTAAAAGAGCAAGTTATTAAATTAGATGTGTTTAGTGCTATGGTATTTGAGCAAAATAGTAGTGGTTTAAGATACCCAACTTGTTATGCTAATAATGATGGTACATATGAACAAATTAGCAACAACCCTAGATTAATATTTAAACAACCACATAAGGTATTATCTTCAATAGCTACCCAACAAGCTAGTTTTGTGCAAAATTTTTATAGAGTAGGTAGTCATTTTGAAGATTACCCCGACCAAATGCACATAGGTTTAGATGATTTAAATTTTGGATATACAACAAATTTATTTATAGCAACACAATTTAGTCAAGG